ATCAGGGCTGGGCATGCAAAACTAGAAAATAAAATAAAAACAAGATATCGAATCGTTTGATTTAAACCCAAAACCCCCATAAATCCATAGCGAGAGAACGCTGCAGATACATTATCTATAAGCAAAGATAGTTGAGGATAAACCTCAGCATTAGCCTCTATAGCTTTAGCACCACAATAACAAAGCACCCCCATCACACACGAGGCGAGAAAATACAAGCTATCACCGTACCTACTCATCCCATGAGACCGAATAGAATTTACCACTCCAAACAGACAAAGTAGCGGCAAGACAATTGATAGCGCAGACAAAACATGAGAAAAAAACAGCGGGAAGAAATGAAAAAAAACAAGCATTACAAAAGCACACACTTTTACTAAAAAAGCCATTTCACCCTTCACTTTCTGCATGGCTTCATGATATATTATAACATTATTATCCCCATTAATATTTGGGCTATTAATCCTAACGTTTTTCTTAAATTTAAAATTAATCTTATTCACTTTATAACTAAAAATGGCACCTACAGAAAGTGCGATGAAAGACTCTATGTTTATCAAGTTACCTAGCACGGCACCCCCAAAGAAATCAATATGCAGTTTAACAATCGGTCACAACAAATATCATATGTTTATCACCAAGTTCAAGATTTCCCCCCGACATTCTCCATAATCACCATTTCAATAATCGTCTTATCATTCTTGCTAACCCCCAACAGCGGTCGAGCCTGATACTGCACGTCCCGGCTATGGCGGGTCGGGCGGTCACGTAAGCCCTCTTGGTGCACCCGCGCGATACGCTGCACGCGCCCGGCAAACTCGACCAGCGCCTCATCAGCGGTGGCTTTGGCTTTCATGTATCGATGGGTGCGCAGCTTGGCAAACATCTCGCGCTTAACTCGCCCTTTTTTGCTACGAACCGGCTGCCGCTTACGGGCGGCATACGGTGTGCCGTCCGGTGCCTGCTGGCGCTTAATGCGCTGCTGCTGACTGATGCGCAGCCGCTTCGCAATCTCGGCCGCCATCTGGCGACGGCGGGAAGCGGATAGCCCGGCAATCAGCCCGGCGAGTTTGTCATCAAAAGGCTTAAGCTCACTCATCCCACGCGCTCACCAGCTCACCGTTAATGTAAAGCTCCATCGGGCGCGCTACCGGCTCAGGCAGCGGCGGCTCCGGCATATGGGACACGTGCAGCGCCCGGTCAACTTCCTTCACCAGCGTGCGCTCAGTCAGTTGCAGGCTGATACTGATGTCATAACTGTCGTCGTTGTTGATGTCGGCGAAGTAGGTGAACCCCTTTTTCTTGCCCTCGTCCGTGGTCATGATATCGGGCTGATTCTCCCGCAACCACGCCCCAATCGGCACCAGCAGCAAATCCACATCATCCGGGTAATCTTGGACTATCACATTGAGCGTATAGCGATTCTCAAATGACAGAGAGGCGGCCAGCGTAGCCCCGATGACGCCGCTGTCGATAAATATGCGCAGCATATCCGGGTTCGCCCTGAGCTTCGGCACCGCGTCATAAAGCGCTTTGCGCAGACTTTTCGGCTTTAACATCGAGTTCCTCCTGACACTTTTTCACGGTCTCCACCTGAAGCGCACAGCTTGCCAGCGCGCGCTCAAGATTAAAGATATCGGCGCTTAAATCACCGTTGGTCTTCGGGTTGCTGCCGGGCAGCGGGCAACTGCTGACCTTCGGACAGCCAGCGTAAATAATCGTCGGGGGTGGCGAAGTCGGGGCGGGTATGCAGCCGGATAACGTCATCAGGCAAAGCAGACTGATACCAGCGGCGCAGCGCTTCATTTTCATTGAGCAGCCTCGTAATGGTGTGATTGCGGCGGGTGGCCAACTGGTCAGCGGCGGCGATGCGCTGGCGCAACATGACCTGTTCGCGCTCGTTGCGCAGAGCGCTATCCTGTAGCGCAGCGATAGCCGCGCGACTTTCGGTTAGCGCTGCCGCCACCCTGACGTTTTCCAGCTTCGCGGCATCCAGACTGTCGCCGAGCGTAATGACCTGCCATTTCAACAAAGCAATGACCGCCAGCAACACCAGCGACAGAAAAGGCTTATTACCGCGACTCATAATGCCCCCGTCATACACAGCGCCAACTCGCGCGCCCGGCGATTCTCCAGCCCGGCAGACCTGACGCCGTTGACGAATACCCAGCGGGGAAGCTGATTGCACGCGGCGGGCCACTGCTTTTTATTGATGAAATGCGCCAGCGTTGACGCGCACGCAGCGCCCGTGCCGACGTTGAACGCAAAGCTGACCACGGCGTCATAGACCGGCTGCGGCATGATCACCGGCATACACTGCGCAAGGCGTTTCTCGACCTGCATGACATCGGCCACCAGATTGACCGCGGCTTCGCGCTCAGTGATAACCCTGCCGGGTTTCACCCCGGCAGTGTGGCCGATACCGCTCGTCCAGACGCCCGCGCTGCACTGATAAGGGCTCAGGCGGCACCCTTCCAGATTGGCAATCAGCTCAAGGCCCGCCATTGACGTATGCAACCGGATAAAATCCGGCAACAACGCCGCCAGCGCCAGCACGACGGCGACGCTGCAACGTTTAACGATTGATTTCATCGAAAACCTCCCGTCGAATGCCGACATTTTTCAGCAGCAAATAGCTTTTGCGGCGGTAGTACCAGTTGGTGACAAAGGTGCCGACGCCGACCACCGCACCGACAATCAGTGCGATGTCCTGCGCGGAATACTTTCCGACCCATGCCAGCAGCACCGCGACGGCATAAGCAATGAACGATGTGACTTTCTCCATGGTTAATCCCATAGCTGAACGGTTTCGGATGCCAGGGCGGTATCAATGACCGGCAGCGTGACCACCGTGCCATGCGGCAGGATGACACCCAGCTCAGCCAGCCCCGGATTCGCCAGCAGCACCGCCTCGACCACGCCTGCGGTGCGGCCGTAGACGCGATAACACAGTGCGTCGAGCGTGTCCCCCTGAAGCGCGACGGCGTTCATCAGATTTGCCCGACAATGCAGCGCGGCTTACCCTGCAACCGGGCTATTGACCAGCGCATATCCCGCCAGTGCTCATCAATGGACACCTCAACGCTGTCGGCCTTTTTATCCCCCTTGGCGCTGGCATCCGCACCCCGGTAGCGCTCGTACAGCGTGGCGGTTGTCATGGCGCAGACCGCACTCAGGTAGTGAAAGCACTTCTCACTTTCGCCGTCGACCTCGTCGGCCGGTACATCGGCCAGCGTTTTGAAACCGGCGGCGAGTTGCTGCTCGCGATAGAGATACAGCTCGGCATTCGTCTCCGAGATACCGCTGCGAATGGCAAAGCGCAGACGCTCCGGCGAGACCGTGTACTCAAGACGCATCAGCTCGCGAATGCGTTTCGGGTCAACATCCGGGAAAAAGAACGTGTTTTTAATCACCGGCTCCGGTACAGCCGGTTGCGGGATAATGGCCGTCGGCTCGTCCGGCGGCTTAATCGGGTTACGCATAATCACTGTCGTCATGACGACCTCAAAAAATAGGGGGCGGTGGACGGCGGCCTTGATACGTCAAAAGACGCTCGCGGCCGCCGTGCCGCCCGGCGCGGGGCGCGTTCTGTTAACCGGCGGTTTTTACCGCCTTGCGTGGGCGTCCGCGCTTGGCCGGCGTGGCGGCCTTACGCGGGCGCGTGGTTGTTCTTTTGGCGGCGGCCGCCGGCTTCGGCTTGAGGGCGCTCTCACATTTTTGGATCTCTTTTCTCACCCCGACATGACCGTCGAGCTGCATCGCGCGCTCGAGGTGCTCCAGCGCCTGCGCATAGTCACCGCAGTCGCTCAACATCAGGCCGGTCACCTTGAACAGTTTGGCCTTGACCATGTCGGGCATATCCTCGGCGGCCGTCATCTCGATGGCGGCGCGAAGGTCATCGATGCTGGCCGGGCGTCCCGCCTTGCGGCTGCGCTCCGCCGACAGCGCCACCTCTTCGGCCAGCAAGTACGCCACCGGGCGCTTGTTGTTCGGCACTTTGAGACGGTATTTCAGCGCATAAGGTGCAATTTCCAGCGCGCCGGAAATGTCATCGGCGTCGAGCATCCACTGCATGGCGGTCATCAGAATGTCGTCCTGTGCCCCCCGCCCCTCGGCCAATACCCCGGCCACCCACGGCACATAGAACGGCAACATGGCGCGTTTGTGCTCAGCCTTTTTCTCGACGGAATGGATCTGTTTCAGCTTGGTGCGGTCTGCGGCCAGCTTGACGAGCATTTGCTCGTAGGCGGTGGCATGGCGCAGCGGGTCATCCACCCGCTGCGCAGCCTCCACGGCCGAGACCCGCATCATGTGACGCTGTGCGGGACTCGTCATGGTTACGCTTCGCCTTCAGTTTTTGGCGTTTCCTCACCGGCTGGCGCAGGTTGCGCGGCCGCCCCTTTCACTGCCAGCACGATAGCGTCAGCCAAGGCGCTGATATCGGCTCCCGATGGCTGCGGGTCTTCTTTGGATACCCGTACGCCCGACTTTTCTGTCGACGCAGGCAGCAGCTCGATATTTTCAATCAGGCAACCGGCGGCGTAATCCTCGATGACGTAGTCAATTTTCATCGACTCGTAGTTTTCGACGCGGTCACGCTTGGCGTTCTCTTCGATATGGCGGCGGTGACTCTCATCCATGATGTAAATCGACAGATTCTCGAGCGTGGTGATAAAGATGGCGTCCGCCGGGAAGAATGGCACGCGCACCGCAGGCAGATTACCGATGCGCTTCTGGCTGACAATCACATCGGCGGCCAGTGCTTCGGTGTTTGGCTGCGCTTGGTTAACCAGCGGGAAGTATTTGTCGGCCAGCAGCTTACGGCCGCAAATCACCACGAGGTCTGGGGATTCCTGATGCCATGGCGCAATCAGGTTGTTGGTCGCGTCCATGACCACGGCGTCGA